ATACAACTATTTTGAATATCCAAAACATTTTGACAAAAAAAATATCACTCAGGATGTTTAGGAAATTTAGGATTCTAAGGATTTGACCTTCTCTCGGTACTCTTGGAGCATCTCTTCCAGTTCCCATGTTGCGAACTTTACCGTTGTTAAACTAAGCTGGTGCATCTCTTCGGCTAACCCTTCTCGTTCTCTGTCTAAGTTAAGCCCGAAGTCGTATTGCCGTCCTTGCTGCATTACGTTGCATCCGTAGCATTGCGGTCGGCAGTTGTCCTCGTGCCATCTCGTGGCGTACCTTGCTCTGCTCATAAAGTGTCCGCATTGTATTTTCTTCCACTCGTAGGAACGCCCACAAGTGTAGCACTCACAATAGCCATCAAGATTAACCGCCCTCAACCGAATGTAACGGCTGAAGGCGGCATCTAAATCTTTGACAATTTTAGAACGGGAGATCGCCATCGTCCACGGTTACGGCTTTGGCAGTTACCTCTTCCTTAAGTTTCGGCTCGTAGGTGTCCACCGAAGCGTATAACTTGCCTTGCGCTGACTGCTTAATCTGAAGTCGCAACTCAAGACCTTGCTTGCCCTCCTTTAGGTAGTCGTCATTTTGCTGCAACCACTTGACCAGCTTGGTCGGGTTGATGACCATGTCCGCCTTTACCCACTCAGGAGCGTTTGAACTCGGTGTGTAGACGTTCAAGCCGTCCACGAATACTACTTTGTTTTCCATTATTTAGAGTTTAAAAGGTTACGAAGGTAATCATTTGCAAACGCCAATCGTTCGCGGAGTTGTTCTTGCATCTCAAGGTCGGCTTCTACTCTGATTTCAATCAATTTGAAGCGTTCGTCCTTGATTCGTGGGTCGAAAGAAATGAACCGACAAGCTAACGCTCCAGTTGCCAGCATCTGCCCTTGCATCTGCCACATATACTTCGGGTCGATGTAACCCTCGAAAGCAGTCTTTAGGTGGTTCGCGGTGTTGTATGGGCATTTGATTTCTATCAGTTCGCCATCTACCATACCATCGGGAGAAGCCCCTGAGTAGTCATTTATCTCAACGAACGGCATCTCTTCAATTGTTACGCCTCTGAGTTCTGAATAGTACGCCTTGCATATTGGCTCGTATTCGTTTCCCCAGTCAAGAGCCTTGCCGAAGATTTCGGTTCTTTGCCCGGTCAGTAATTCCGCAGCCTTCTCGTAGATGTATGAGATTGCGGTCTGTCCAAGAACTTCGTCTTTCTTGCGTCCGTTGGTCATAAGGTCGCCAAAACGGGAAGCTGTAAACTTCCCTAATCTTTGTGCGTGCCATTCTTCGGAACGTTGCTGAGTGTCGCTTATTGCTTCGTATATATCTTCCATCTTACGCTCTTTTAAAGTCATCAGATTCATCTTCCCCGAAAACGCCTACCTCGTAAAGTCCTGACAGTTTCAACACTACTCTGCTCAATGCTCTCTTCTCAGCCATCGCAACCGGGTAGGTTTGGCGAGTGTTAGCTGGGGCTGATTCCCCGAAGGTTTCCATCTGAACGGGTAGACCCTGACCGTTGGACATTTCGCCAATTGCTTTGATAACCACGAACTTGCAGTCGTCTGTCAGGTGTACCATCTCATACCTAACTCGGATTCCCTTGTGCGCTTGGATTCTCTCAATGCCTTGTCGGGTTATAATTACGAACCCTTGCGGTGATTTGAAGAAGTGGTCTTTGTTCAGACCGTTCTCTTTTGCGAGGTGTTGCAACCTCTCTTTCTGCGTTTCTGTCATCGTTCTGTTTTTGATGATTATTAAAGGTTTGAATTTACGAATTTAAAGTTTGAATGTCAACAAAATTATCATCGTTGACCACCCGAACGAAGGTGTAACGTCCTGACTTGACCGCCTCTGCACCTGAGTGCCTGACCAGTTGCCAAAAGATGAACGGTTCGACGTGGGTAGTTCCTCCGCCATTACGTAGGTCGGTAAGTGCTTTACGAGCAACCAACCGAATGAATGCTGGTATCTGCTCGTTTGACATTGTGAGTTCGAATTGTAAGTGGTTCATGGTTCTGTTATTTTGAGAGGTGTAGGATGCCTCGCCCCGTTGTTCGTTAAACTGATTCAACTCTTTGCTTTAACTGTTCCGCTTCTTCGTTAAGATTTTCGCTAACCATTATTCTCCAAACATTCGAAAGATTTTCTTTAGCTTGCTGCTTTTGGAGTTCGGTAGTTAGGCTTGAACTCATTTTGTTTAGTTCCTGTTCTATTAGTTTGTTTAATACGTTGTTCACGACTTTGTTGTTTTTAGTGGGTTACCCCGTTAATGATGCACCAAATATAAAACTATTCTTTTGAATAATCACAATAGTTAGACCAAAAAAAGTGAAAATAATTTCAGTTTGAACTCAATTCTGTCTGAAATGGGCGTTCATTATCGCCTCTTGGTTGGTTTGAATTTCGTTGTACATCTCCTCCGCGTTGACCGCGGCATCGAAAATTACCTCCTGAGTGTCTTCGAACTGGCGAATCTTGTAACCAATGTACAGAAGTAACCCAATGACCAGCAGAACAAGGAACAGAATAGACGTTAAAAGAAAGACTATCATGCGGTTTGTTTTTTTGCCCAGTCGTCCTTCAGCTTATCCTCCCAAACTTTGTTGGATATGGTGAAGTGCTTTCCGCAGTATTGCTCATGGCACTTCAAAGTGTGCCGAAGAACGCCCGTCATAGTGTAACGCTTGCGCTGGTGTGTTACATTTTCCGAACCGCAGTTAGGGCAAGAGAAACGACCTCCACCAGTAGCTGCTCCTACGTGTGTGTTATGGTTAACGTATGGCTGTAATTTATGGAATACATCCTCCAAAAGTCTAACGTCCTGTTTGCAATAGGTTACCATCTTGTCCATCGCCTCCGAACAGTTATCAAGGCAGATAGCTTTCCAATCTCCAAAGCCCATCGGGTTTTTTCCCTCTCCGAAGAATAGATTTCCCAAATAGTCCAACCTATTTGAATTGAATCTGAAGTGCATTCTTGCCTTCTTTAATGTGTCGTAGCTGTTCAGCTTTGGCGGCATCTCAATTCCGTGAATCAAGCACCGGGTACGAATCCACTTCTCATCAAAGTTATCACCGTTGTGAGCGACCAATTCATCAGCCATTAATGCAACCTCCATAAAACGCTTAAGGGCTGCCTTATCGCAACCCTCGTCCCACTCAACGCTATGTACCTCATCTTGACCCTCCCACTTCCAACAGATACAGATAACTGCCCTTTCTTTTATGATGTTGTCGTGTGGTATGTTTGCCTTGTAACTTGACGACCAAAAGAATCCTATGTTAGGGCTTGTTTCAATGTCATAGAATAGTCGTTTGAAACCATCAGGCGGCATTTGAAAGTTGAGCAATTTCATCTGTGCTGTGCCATTATTCGTTCCCTATAAAACTTCGGGTCGATTTCCCGAATCTGTTTAGCCAGTTCCATCCACTTGCGCTTGGCTTCTTCTCGTTCTTCGGATGTTGATTCTGTCCCTAAGTTAGCTTGTATGGTTGCGTTCTGCTGGAGTAGTTCGTCTATCTGTGTGCGAACTTCAGCATCTTGATAGTAATAGTAGTTCATCTACTTATGATTGTCCGACCAACGCCAACACCTACATAGTGCTGACCATTGAAGCCGTAGTTTGCGCTAATATAGGTCTTTTTAATTGACCCGTGCAAACCAACCCCGAACATCGGCTTTGTGTTTTGAACGAAATCAGTCTCAACTCCGACCAACCCATGAACTCCAACGCTGAACTTCTGCTCCTTTCTTTTGTACTGAACGGTTAGATTCTCGGTTCTGTTCTGATAGTTCGACCACTTAACCCGTACATCGCTGATAGTCGTGTCGTAATTAGCCACCTCAGTCAGCCATGCTTGAACTATACTAACTGTATCTATCAATAACAATGTATCTAAACGAGTAACTATCTTTTCCGAGTAGATAGTGTCATAACGAGTAATGAGTTCTCTTCGTACGAATCTAACGGTGTCAACCTTCCATCGGTCAACGTATTGGATTTGAGGAACTGGCTTCTCAACTACTTTGGTAATCGGTTCGCTTCCGCAACCTTGCCACGCCACGATAACGCCCAAGATGAACGCAAGGACAACGGTAATTAAATGCCCTCGCCAATCCATAGAGCGACCTCCGCTTCTCGTCTTCTGATTAACCCGTTCAGAACCTTGCCGCCTCCTTTGTTCCATCGTCTGAACTGTTCAGGTATTCTTGAAAAGTCAGGGTTGGAATTAAGCCAAGCCAATAAAGTAGAGTTTGAAAAGTTGCCGATGCCTACGTTGTAGGTAAATGAAATGAGAGCCGCCAGCTTATGCGCTGGAAGCTTAACCTCCACCACGTTTTTAACTTGCTTTTCGACCGATTTAATGGTGTCCATCAGCATCTCCATAGCTTGCTCTTGGGTTATCTCAGGGTCATCCATTGTAACTCTTTCGCCATTCTTGTACATGGTCGAACCGTAGCCAATGGTCGGCACGTTAGCCGGACATAGATAAGGCTTTGAAGAGTAGCCCTCAAACTCCTTTATTACCTCTGCGGCTATCTTTGCCGCGCTTCGTTTCTTTTTGGTCGCAGTTTCCATCTTTACAATCACATTCTCTTGGTGCAATAGCGCACCATTTTACATTTTGCAACGATTCTCTTTAAGTTCGCCCCTCATCTCAACAAGTGCTTTCGTGTTCTCCGCTATCACTTCGCTGAACTTCTCTACGTGCTTATCGTTCGCCACTTGCCATTCCTTGCGCTCATCTCGATGAATGTCGGTCAGTTTGTTCAGATAGTAAACCAAAACAGCAAGGAAGATTCCCGCTATTCCGTAACTCGCAAGTGCTTCTAAAATTGCATCCATTATAACACTAAGTTGCCTTGTTCATCAATCTCTGGCACGATACCGTATTCAAGAAGTCTCGCAAGCCATACCTCTTCGTCTGTCGTAGTCTCCCATACGTGAATGGTATCTGTTCGTTGGTTTGGGTCTGTCCATCCGTAACCTAATACAGATGCCTTGTCTTCACCGTCAAAGGTGATCCAATATGTTCTAACTGGTGGGTTGATTATGCTATTCATGTTATACTGCTCCTCCGTCTGTTATTGTCCAACCAAATGTTGAAATGAGTGATGCTCTTGCCGCATCTGCTGCTCCTCCTCCTGTGTATTGCGACCCACCAAAGTGTATGCTTATAGTTGCTGGGTAACCAACACCTGCTGGATAAGCTGCTTGCAATGTTGCTTCCCACCCTATCAAAGTTGCATCATAGTTAGAAGTTGATAATCCATTCGAACCTTCCATGAAGTTCAATGCATCCGTTACGTTCGTAATGTCCCATGAACTCAAATCTTGGTCTAACGTACCGTGTCTGAACATACCGCGCAGATTAGTGGCACTTGACATATCGTAGTTAGATACGCCCGCATTGTTGAATTGTGACTTAGCTCCAGCACTCACCCCTCTGGCGTAATCAAAGAAGTTCGTTACGCCTGAAAAGTCAATACCAGTGAATAATGGGTTAGCATTTAAAGCTACGTAGAACATCCTATATACTGAGGTAGTCGTGACAATTGGAGCATCAGTTGCGCTAATGAATAGATTAACACACCCAAAAAAAACTTGGTCAGTTGTTACATCCAACGTACCCCAATTGCTTATGTCAATTATTTTGTTCTTATCACCAGCGTTAGCAAATCTCCACCCACCGATAGTTCCACTTATGGTTATCGTATACGTGCCACTCGCCAAGTATGTGTGACTTCTATTGGCGTAGCTAAGCGGTGACGTTGTAGAATCCCCCCAGTCAATAGTACCTGAGTACGTGCCGCCTGAAAGTAACGGAAGCACCACTGTATCACTCGCAGAGCCAGCTTGAGTTGTGTCCCATGTTGAAACAAAATCAGGGTTGATAGGAGCAGCACCACCTCCGCGATATGCGGCAACAGATATATGGCTAACGCCTATCATTGGTTGTAAATTACAACGCTTCCGCTTGACATGGTGATAGCTGTAATAGCATCGCCCGAAGGCACTACGATGTACGCGCCAGCTTTCAAGGTTGCACCCGAAAGTCCAAAAGCGGCAAGGCTATCAACGCCATCCACTTCGAAGGTGGTTAGAACGGTATCCTCTTGAGCGATGAATGCGTAGCCTTTTAACCCAGTCAATGCTCCAGTTCCTGTAAGGAGTTTGCAGCCGCGTGTTCCGATTAGTTTTTGAGATTCTGTCATTTTAGTTTGGTATTTGACACTT